GGCGCAGTCGGCGATCTCGGTACTCAATCATTGACATTCAACGTCTCTGGTACAGTAGCAGTTGCCACAACAGGCACATTCTAAGAAACTAAACAAAGGGGCATAGCATGGCAAAGTTAATAGTCACGATGGCAGACAACAACGTCACCGAAATCGAGATCACTCCTCGATTGGAGTACGCGTTCGAGCTATATGCTAAAAAGGGATTTCACAAAGCGTTCCGCGATGATGAAAAGCAGTCAGACGTCTATTGGCTTGCATGGGAAGGCCTTAGGTTAAGTGGAACCACAGTCAAGCCATTCGGCGCAGACTTTCTCGAAACTCTCAAGAGTGTAGAGGTTGCTGAGTCTGACCCTTTGGCCTAGGCAGGGATAGCATCCACTATCTCATCGCTCGATTGAGCATTGAGACTGCTATCCCTCCACAATCTTTAATCGATCTAGATTCATCGATGCTTCAGATGCTACTTAAAGCACTGAAGGATAGAGCAAAGGAGCAGGCAGATGCCTACAGAGCTAAAAGGCGCTAGTGCGCTTCGCAAGGCTCTCAAGCAATTCTCGCCTGATCTTGACAAAGAGACTCGTGATGAGATGGTCGGATTCCTTAAGCCAGTCGTAAAGAAGGCTAGAGGATTTCTTCCATCTAACTCAGAGGCTCCATCTGGATTCGTAAAGCATGAAGTCAAGACCGCTAAGTTCCCGATGTACGATGCCGCAGAGGCTCGTCGAGGAATCGGTTACAAGCTCACACCTACCAAGCCTAATCGACAGGGATGGGTGCAGTCCGTATCGATCCACAATAAGACCGCCGCAGGTGCAATCGTGGAGACCGCTGGTCGCAAGTCTGGAATGACTGGCAATTTCTCACCAAGATTTCAAGGCTCATTCGCAGGCAGCCGCAAGATGCAAGGTCGTGCGATGTTTAAGGCTTACGACCAGGATCAAGGCAAGGCTAAGGTCGGAGTGATCCGAGCCCTGGAAAAGGCCGCCGCTAGGTTTAACGCGAAAGGCAATAACAATGGCTGAGTTACGGATTCCGATTGTCGTCGAGAACAAAGGCAAGAAAGCACTCGGCGACACGAGCAAGAGTGTTAGCGCCCTTGATAAGGGAGTAAAGCGATTAGGCAAGAGTCTACTCGCAGTATTCGGAGCACAACAGCTTCTTAAGTTCGCTAAGAACGCATCAAAGGCATTCATCGAAGATGAGAAGGCCGCAAATCGCCTCGCCCTAGCAGTTAAGAATCTTGGCTTAGAGTTCGAGACCCCACGCATCGAGCGTTATATTTCTGATCTTTCAAGGATGTCTGGCGTTACCGATGATCAATTACGTCCAGCCATGCAGCGTCTATTGCAGACTACTGGCTCAGTTACCATGGCTCAAAAGTTACTCGCTCAGGCGACCGACATCGCCGCCGGGTCTGGCGTTGATTATGAGACAGTTGTTAATGACTTAAGCATGGCTTACGTTGGTCAGACTCGTGGACTTCGCAAGTATTCACTAGGACTCTCTCAAGCCGAACTCAAGACCATGAAATTCGCAGATGTACAAGAACGACTTAATAAGCAATTTTCTGGCGCTAGTGCAGAATTTCTAACTACTTATGCTGGCAAGTTACAGCTCATCACTACCGCCGCAGGCGAAGCAAGCGAGACAATTGGTAAGTCATTGGTCGAGTCTCTCGTGTCAGTATTTGCTGCCGGCGACACAACACAATTTGTAAACCAGATCGATACCCTTGCCACAAAAATTGCAGATACAGTCTCAGCAGTAGTATTCGGATTCCGTAAGTTATACGTTCTTACTAGCGATCGTGCCATCCTGGCTAGTTTTAACCCGTTTGATGATTATGAGAAGAATGCTTTAGCCGCAATCGATGCAGCCGAAAAGGCAGCCAAGTTAAGACGTAACGCGCCATCAATGGGCTACCAAGGTTCTCAACCTATTGGCATTTATGAGACCTCAGCACAACTAGCAGCGCGTAAAGCAGCAGAAGCGGCAGCGGCCAAGCGTGCCAGAGAACTAGCAGCACTTCAGAAAAAAACTCTTGACACAAATAAGAAGTCTTTAGCCTTACAGAAGGCCTCAAAGACTCTTAACCTAGAGGCTATTGGTATTGAGGCAGCGCTCAAAGGTAAGTTGAACGAGACTGATCGCCTTTCTTTACAATTGCAAAAGGCTATCCTTGATGGGAATGCAACCTTAGCCACACAGTTATCTGATCAATTAGACACAGCCATCAAGCGCAACAATGAACTGCGTGCATCTTTGCTAGCCACTCCTAAAGCACCTAACCCTTTCTCAGAGTGGTCAGTTCCTAAACTTGATTTTGGTGGGAACACGCTAGGCACGCCCGTACCTAATTTCGTACCACCTGCTTATGCAATGCCACCGACCTTCGGGCAACAAGGTGGCTTGCCTGCTGGCGTCGTTGCAGGAGTCAATCCAGCGCCACCGATCAATATCAAAGTTGAAGTTGCTGGAGAAGCTGTCGCGGCAGTTATCACGCAGACTCAGACTAATCAATCTCTATCAGGATCATTCGTAGGCACTAATCGCACCGCACGATTTGGAACTAGGGTAGACGAAGGATGACCCTTCCAGCCACTATTTCGGTCTCCTTTGACTTTAGCCAAGGTGCTACATTCGGGTATCCGTTTACTATTGGCGACGCAAAATATGGCGTTATCGGCGTAAGTACATTCGCAGGATCAGAAGTCCCAGAGCCCGTCATTGATCTTAGCGATGTCACTAGACAAATCACTATCAGACGTGGTCGCAATATCATGCGTGACACATACGAGGCCGGTAACTGCACAGTTCGAGTCTTAGATCCCGATTCTTACTTTAATCCACAGAATGCTTCTAGTCCTTATTTCGGCTATCTCACTCCACTACGCAAGATTAGAGTAGCTGCTACTACCGCAACGACTCAACACTTCTTATTCTCAGGTTACGTTCAAGACTATCGATACACTTATCCTCAGGGTCAGGAGATCGGCTACGTCGATATTGTCTGCTCTGATGCATTCCGTTTATTTGCTATGGCTAACGTCTCTACAGTTACAGATGCAACTGCTGGCCAGACGACCGGCACTCGCATCGGTAAGATCCTTGATCAAGTAGATTTTCCTGCTTCTATGCGAATCATCGACACAGGCTCTACAACCTGCCAGGTTGATCCAGGCACTACACGCTCTAGCCTTTCCGCTCTACAGGTTGCAGAGTTCACCGAGCAGGGCGCATTCTTTATCCGTACCGATGGCACAGCTGAGTTTAAGGATCGATCAGATGTAGTTGGATCTCTAGGCGTTGCACCTATTCAGTTTAATCAGACTACAGGCATCCCTTATTCAGACCTTAAGTTCGCCTTTGATGACAAGCTCATCATCAACAGCGCGACCATGATCAGAGTAGGCGGCACGACTGTCTCATCTTTCGATGCTGACTCGATCGCCAAATACTTCCCTCATGGCATGAACGTCGATAACCTAGTTGCACAGACCGATGCGCAGGTGCAGGACATTGCTGACATCTACGTCGCTACTCGCAAAGAGACAACCATTCGCATTGATGCCATGACTGTCGATCTACTTGATACGGCAGTTCCAACTGACACAATGATCGGCCTCGATTACTTTGACAATGTCGAGATCACCAATGTCCAGCCAGATTCTTCAACAATAGTCAAGACCTTGCAGGTGCAGGGCTTGGCATGGGATATAACCCCTAACAGTATGAAATGCACAGTTACAACACTTGAGCCTATAGTCGAAGGATTCATTATCGGATCATCGACTTACGGTATAATCGGACAATCCATAATGGGATACTAGGAGAAAATCATGGCAGAAGGCTTTCCAGCGACAACAGGCGACATCTTTACGGCCGCAGACTATAACGGCCTAGTAGCCTTTACTGTCGGCGCAGCTAACACAGTCGATTACACGGCAGTAATAGCCGATGCCTATCAAGTTTTAGAGATCATGAACAAGTCGAGCGCAATCGCCTTCAACATTCCGACCAATGCCTCAGTAGCATTCCCGATCGGTACAGTCATCACAGTTCTTAACATTGGCGCTGGTACCTGCACAATCAAGGCAGTTACGTCCGGCACTACTACAGTCCTATCGGCTGGCTCAGTAGCCGCCCAACCTACTCTTGGACAATATAAGAGTGCAGCTTGCATCAAGACCGGCACAGATACTTGGTACGTCGTAGGGGCTATTGGGTAATGCTTAACAATGTAGTCGGACTCCTTGCACCTAGGGCTTTGCCTCCTTTGTCTGTTGATTATTTAATCGTTGCAGGCGGCGCAGGCGGCGGAAGTTATTTAGCAGGTGGTGGTGGCGCAGGCGAATACTTTACGACTAATGCAACATTGGTAGCAGGCACGAATTATTCAACAACCGTTGGCGCAGGTGGCGCGGCAGGAGTCTCAGCTGGTCGCGGTAGTGCTGGAAATAATTCTATTTTTAATAGCAAAACTTGTAACGGCGGTGGCGGTGGCGGTGGATTTACTTTAACTGGTAACAACGGCGGTTCAGGCGGTGGCGGTGGTTCTATTGGCGCACCTAGTGGAACTATTGCGGGCGGTACAAGTAATGCTTCAGGCGGTGGTCTTGGTACATCGGGTGGAACTGGTTCTGGTTCTGGTGGAAATGCCGTAGGCGGTGGTGGTGGCGGTTCATCGGCTGCTGGCGCAAATGGTACGGGTGGAGTTCCTGGAAATGGTGGAAACGGAACCGCGTCATCCATTACCGGCTCATCTGTAACTTATGCAGGTGGTGGTGGCGCAGGTGCAAACAATTCAACAAACGCATCAGGCGGCGCAGGCGGCGGCGGTAACGGAAGCGGAAATACCGCGGCAACGGCAGGCGAAGCAAATAAAGGCGGTGGTGGCGGTGGCGGTGGTAACACAGACGTCAATGCTGCATGGCTTCCAGCAGCTGGTGGTTCTGGAGTTGTCATCTATAAATATCCAGACGCTTACACAATAACAATTGGCGCAGGACTAACAGGATCTACACCTGCACCTGCTGGCGGTTACAAAGTGACAACAATTACTGCTGGCACAGGAAATGTGAGCTGGTCATAATGGCACATTACGCATTTCTAGATTCATCAAACATCGTCACAGAGGTTATTACTGGCATTGATGAAACAGAACTTATTGAGGGACTTGATCCTGAAATTTGGTATGGCAATTTTAGAGGTCAGACATGCAAGCGCACGAGTTATTCTGGATCGATAAGATTTAACTATGCGGGAATTGGTTATACCTACGATCCGATCGATGACGCATTCATCCCACCTGTGCCATGCGAACATCAAGAATTGCTACTTAACGATCTAAAGCGATGGGAGTGTGCAGCCTGTGAAGCCGCGCTTGAGCAAATCCGCAATTCAACTTCGTGAACAGATCGATGATGCATTCCCCGGTCGAGATCGAACTTCGGACGGCTGGATCGGCGATACAAGACACGCTGCGCGCAAGTCTGATCATAATCCAGATGCACAAGGATGGGTTCGTGCCATCGACATTGACCGCGACCTTAACGGCAAAGGCAGGAAGCCCGATGTCATGCCTGACTTGGTTGATCAAATTCGACTCCTTGCAAAGTCTGGCGATAAGAGAATCAGTTACATCATCTTTGACGGAAAGATCGCCTCAGCTAAGAAGGCTTGGGCTTGGCGTCCTTATGATGGGATCAATAAGCATAATCACCACGCGCATGTCAGCTTTACTATCAAGGGCGATGAAGACTCTAGTTGGTTCAAT